TAGCTTTCAAGATCGCCAGAGGCTTTCTTTTTAGCAGTTTTCATCCCCAAAAGGACGGTTAGAAACGGGTTCGCTGATGGCTCAAGCTCGTGGAGCTTCGCCTCGTCATCAAAGAATACTCTTTGAGAATCGAGCCCGTCAATCAGTTGTGTGCGTGAAGTAATATCCACGCCATATGTCAAGCCAGATTTAGGCATTTTAACCTCTCATATGTTGGTGGACACAGAGGTTAGTCATTTATTTCCTTATACATATCTCTGAGTCCTATTGCTTTTTTAGATTCTTTTGGCTCAACCGATCCCTTGGGAACGATCTTCACCGCCTTCTTCTGTATATCAGCAAGGCTAATTCCCTTTGGCTTCTCACTTACACGCTTATAATAGTCAAAGGCAACATCAAGGTTAGCTATACCTTTTGCCTTTGCAAACGCCGCTACCGTTGACGGGTTGTATCCCTCGTCCATAATGGTCTTATTAAGAGACTCATTGCGAAGTCTGATATAAGCATCCTGGGCTGCTATCTCGGCATTATACCGGGCAAGCCCTCTGTGATATTCTTCCGGGTTCTCGACCTGAAGCTGTGAAACCTCATCCCACGTTTCAACGCCAAACGCTTTTAGTATGGCGTTATCGTTTGTGACGTTACTTCCCCTCAGAGAATGCAGGGATTCTTTTTCCTTGCGGAGCCGCTCTCGCTCAAGCTCAAGCTCTTCTCGCTCACGCCTTAAATCCTCTCGCTCTCGGTTTGCTTCCATTGCTTTCCGCTTTGCCGAGGCAAGGGTATGCTTGAACTCCTCTGCTTTCTTCTCAATCTTGGTTCGCTTCTCTTCAGGCATATCGTCGGGGACAATAATGTCAATGCTGTCGTCCGTTTCACGGAAATCGAACTGCTCCCCGTCAATCTCTAAAGTTCTGATATCAGTATCTACGTTGTCATTGGGAGAACTACCATTGCTCCCGTTGGGACTTACTTCGTCACGTGTCATCATTATTCCTCCAATGGAGTTTCAAAGAATTGCTCCATCTTTATTTGTGTATATTATTTAGCCATTGTGTTTTCTGTCAAGAGTTTTCTTCATTTCTTTGATTTTCTTGCTCATTATTCTCTTCGGATGGCTCTCCAGTCCCCTCAGTATTGCCAACTCCAGACATTACTGCGTTCATTATGTCAGGGTTGTCATTGAGGAATTTAGCAAGCTGCATGACATTGTTCTCGTTTATCCGGTTCTGCTCAAGCTGCATTGCGTTGGGGTAGTCGAGCATCCTTAACATATCGATATTGCTTATAGCTCCCATGCCCTTAAGCTGGATCGCCTCTTGACGCCTCAGCTGCTTTATTGTCTCAGGAGTGTTCTCTATAATCGGTATCGGATAATATAACTCCCAGTCCCAGTCCGCTATATTGTTTTCATTTATGGTTATGGTCTCGTCTTCGCCAACCTCGTTTACGCCCCTGAGGCTGTGCTCGTATATGCGGTATTCACCAATATATTGTAATAGCAATTCTGACACCTGGCGGAGATAGTCCCTGAAACTAAGCTCATCCTGCTTTGTGTATATTGCGGCAGCGGATTGCAGCTGCGCTGTTTGCACTCCACTCTGCCCAGAATATTCCGCTTCGCCACGTGCAGAGTCTATCGCCCCGGTGCTGGTTTTTATCGCCTCAGTGATATAATTGTACAGCACCATCATTACATTTGGATCAAACCTGCCCTCAGCGAAGGATATCGGCTTTTCTCCGGGATGCATCCTTGCCCAGTCCTCAGATATTTCTGCCACATAATCAAGGCTGTTGCGCTGCTCCTTGAACTCTTGCATATTCTTTATAGCATTCTCTTGTACCAATGGCATCGGGTTTCCGTTCTTTATAGCCTGAACTGCGGCAAGGGTCATGGCAACCGTCTTAATGTCAAGAAGATCAGACAAGAGATATGTCCAGCTTGTTGGGTAAACATCGTTACCCATCTTCATCCCCCACAATATCTGGAAGTGACCCCTGTCACCAATATACTCTATGTCGGTGAGCATTTCCGATATGTCAGGACTAAAGAAGAACTGAAACCAGCACTCTCGCTCTATGGTATATCTGTCGCCTATGTATATGTTGTCTGGAGGGTCGGTTAATTCCGAGCCATTTGCAAGATAGTCTTCAATTTCTTTGTAGAATACTTGCTCCACGTGCTCTTGACCACCGTCTATCCACGTCACGTCAACCATATCGACTCGGATATTACTTCTATATTGACACAAATATACGTCAAATAGGTCTCGCTTGTGTTCGCTGTCACCATGATCCGGATTATCCATTATCTCTGCTATCTTCTCTGCATGCTCAGGATACATTTCCTTCGCCTCGTCAACGTCAATGGGGAACTTGGCAAATTGCCATCTCCGGTTCTTCCAACCACTATGGTTTGAACTCTCGTCTACCCAGAAAGACTTGCATGGGTGATAGCGAAACTCAGGGACTCCGGTGCGCCAATTCTTGTCAGCCTTCATTGTATTCCACGGTAGGTAGGACACACCGTATCCATACCAAATCCAGTCAGAGACAGTGTCAGGAGTATCGTTTATCATGTCGAACTCATCCATCGTATAGTTAAGCTCCATCTCAAGAAACTCACGATTTCTGTCGTCCATGTCTGTCGACGCCCTGCTCTTAAGCTCAACAATTATATCGGCAGCCCTGATATAGCTTTCCTTCCACACATTGGACTTCATTATCCAGTTATCACGATAATATTTATCGGTAAACTCAGGCAACTCGCTGCCGGCGTCCATTAACGGTATATCGTTATGCCTTATCCTATCGCAGATTATGGTTCGCTTATCCCAATCTTGTCTGCCCATCTGGGCAAAGTTAAGCCTGTCAAGCCAATTCTCTAAACGATTACGCTTAAGCCCACGCTCTCGCTTTTCCAAAAACTCTTTTAAGGTCATCATTGCCTCGCTTTTCTCATTTGGCGACCCAATACCTTATATATATTGCGACTGCCATTTACTTGGTGATATGGAACACTTCTGTTCCGCTTAGATACCTCGTTCTCTTCGCTCTCGTTTTTTAGCTCGATATAACTCTTTGTCATATTTACTGCCGTAAAATATCGGAGAACATCGTTGAAGTCCTTATATCTCTCAATAATCTTGCTCTCGCCCACGGCTATTTCATTACCGTTCCTATTGGTTAACCGCTTGCGAATATAGTGGGTCATGCCATTCTTTGTGTGATAACAATTATTCCATACTACCAAACCCGGTTTCCCATCCTCAAGCACATCAAGAGCCTTGTTAACCAAGTTGTGACCATAGGATATTTCGCCCAAACCATCACTGTCCGTAGACCGTAAATCATAGCTTGGCTCATATACAAACCGCTTGTTGGCGTGAAAAGCTGAATTTAATTCCTTGCCAGCGTTAGCGTAAATACTTGCAATGTTGCTACTTAGCTTAGTCTGGAAGCCATACCGCTTGTCTATGACTCTCCGATGCACTGCATATATGCCAAGCTCATCCTCATACTCAGCCCAATGCTGAGGCTCTTCATCAAGGCGCATACTTCTGTACATCTCCCAATACGGCTGATTCTGATCACGAGGGGTCTCGGCAAATATAATACGCCTTACCTGCTGATACGCAGTGCCCTCAAGTATCTTGCGCTTATAATCATCGCTATGCTCAATAAACTGGAGCGCACCATAAATACAGGCTGTTGGTCTGCTGTCATGAGGGTCAACCGTCTGGACAATATAGTCCTTCGCAAAATCGACCGGATAATCCTCAGGATTAACAAAGTGGACAGAAGGATCAAGCGCAGTCCATATCTTTTCACGGAAATACATAAACTCGCCATAAACACGAGCCTGCCTCTCGTCCTCAGGATATTTCTCCACCATCTCATCAATGATCTGAGGATCAAGGTGCCCACGCACTCCACGCCTCTCACACGCATCATAAATACTTGCAGTGACACGAGCATATAGGTTGTCGTTCTTGTTCCTGTCTATTTCGTCAAGGATATAAGGCTCAACATTTAGCGGAGTCATTGGCAGCAAATACAAGCAGCCCATACGACCACGAGACTTTACCGCCTTCCATATCGACTCTGGTGCCGGCTCGTCAATAATAATAAGCCCGACACTTGCAGACTCCATCTGGTCAACTCCAACGTCCATAGTAAAAAACCTAAGCTCCCACCCATTTTCAAAGTGTATAGCCCGCTCAACCGCAGCACCCATCTTGGAAAACTCGTATGTGCCAGCAGGGAATAGCCTCTTTATCTCAGGAATTAATACATCCGTAAGACCAGTCTTTGTCGTTATATACCACGCTACCTTCGGATTGTTCCACGCTAAAAACGGCTTATGTAAAAACCACCCATTCTGAGCACCATAAATAATGTTGCCAAGAATGTTAACACTCCCATTCGTCTTGCCTAAACCATTGGCCGCAGAAAATAATACAGTCGGTGTCCTGCTCCTCTCCATCCTGTCAACTATGGTCAGAATTAACTCCTCCTGCTTCCCATTCGGACACCACCACCGCATAGGTTCCGCAAGAGCCGCCTGCATTATCGAAAGCCTAATGTCCTCGTCATCAATGCTGTGCATTAACTTCTTTAGCTGGACGTTAAGCTTTAAATACTCGTTGCCACGATACTCCAGTATCTCAACCATGTTACCAAGAGACGTGTCAATAATATTATTCTTCATGAACTATCCTCTTACCCACACCAAGAACCTCCAAAGCATTCATCGCCTTCTGCTGAATCAAAATGATATTATTCGTCGTACCACGATCTCCTTCACTTAATATGCCCATACTCTTACCCTTCATCTCAAGTATCTGCTTCATGCTCTTTACGTCATCCTCACTCTTCACCTTAGAATATAAATACGTGACCTCATCCCAGAAATCCTCAACCGACCAGTCACCTAAGTTCTTTATCCCTAAAGGATTATCTCTTGATACCGGAACACTCGGATCCTCGCTTATCTTGCTGCGGTCAATCGCAGGTTCATCATACGCAGCACGCGCAAGACCAACCCTGTCATTCATGTTCGCAGAAAGATACTCATGCCACTGTACCGCAAAACCTTTGCTGTTAGAACGCCACCAACTCTCATAATCAGAAACAATCCGAAGCTCCATGTCGTTAAGACTCGACCACGCACTGTCCAAAGACTCATTGAAATCCAAAGCCGTATACTTCTGAGGACGTAACTCACCCCCAGGAAACATCCTGAATACACGAAACCACGCCATGCCCCAAAGACAAAGCAAACCAGTAAGACGACTCCACTCATCTATCATTAAATCAGATGTATTGAAATAAGGAAAATCATACTCCACTATACCAGTACCAGGATTGAACGGAAAAAGAGGAGTATTCAACATACTAAACACCTTGTCAACGTGCTTGCAACTCTCTCGCATTACATAAAACTGCTGACCATAACACACCAGTAGACGCTGAATATCCTGACTCGAACACTTATACCTATACAATAAAAACGCAGTACCTTGCATCAAATGTACCCAAAATTCACCAACACGATTACCAAAATGTGCCACATACTCTCGCCATAGCGATGACTTCACACTCTTACCATACTCAGCCTTCATCGTACTCTTAAACACTACACTCGGTGGAATACTGCTGCTGAATATGTTGCTCGGACGCAATACTGGCCTTAACTCGCTCGGCGTAAATTCATTTGGATCATTTATCATCTCTTACCTCTGTGTAAGTAATTATAGAACAGCTGTTTTTAGTCAAGAAAAATTTTTGAGATAGGGAATAAAATAACAATAGGGGGGGGGAATAGCGCTTACGAGGTGGATTATATGGATGGTGATCGGCGGATTCCTTATGGGGGTAGCCTGGGATGCCTTCCTGACCTTCTTCTTTCCGGTTTCGGCTTCGTGTTCGGCTCGTGATCTTCTTCT